TTTCTGTAGTGTTATTCATTTGAGGAAAGAGCCTCCGCCTTGTCATCCTTGGTTGTTGATGTTCTTGGAGCATATATATCACCGCCATCGTACGGATTCATTTCTAATAGCTCACGGCACTCGTTAGGATTCATTATCTCTTTCGTAATTGCTGTTGCAAAACTATCCATCTGCTCCTTGAAGCTCCCGCGTTGTAGCCCCTGGGCGACAAACTTTGCATAGTGGGTTCTTTTCTTGGTTTGCGGAATAAGGTCGCGCAGTATTGCCTTCTCGATCCCAACCATCCAAGGCATGAGCGCATAGACCACGAAGCTGATCCCGAATTGCTCTGCGCTCGCGTATGTGGGCGTTTTATCCTCTGATGACAGGATCGTCAGAGGCATCCCGAAGAATATGTCAACGATCTCCGCCTTTTGGTATTTTCTCAGTTCGATGAATTGAGAGTCTTTGGGGTCAACCCCGATTTTCTGATATTTCATGCCGTATTCGAGGAGCATCAGCCGGTGGGTTTCTCCAAGCCCTGTGTATGCCTCGCTCATCGCCTCTTTAGCCGCTGCCCTGACTTTCGGGTCAAGGTGCCCGTCCATCTCTACGACGCCGCCGGGATGGGTCCCGGAACCGAAGAACCTCGCCCCAAATTTTTCAGAGGCAAGGCCAAGCGCAACCGATTCACGGATGTATTGGATCGGGTTGACGCCCATGAAGCCGTTAATTGTCATTCCGCGTATGTGCATGATCTCGGATCGCGGTACGTTTGCCAGCGTTCCGTCAGGAAATCTCAGTACATATGTGAGCCTGTATTTCTCATCCTGCTTTACTTCCTGCACAATCCCAGGGGCCAGCGGGATTAACTCACGGACAGGCCCGGTCAATGACAATCCTCGGTTCTTCAGAGCAAAGAAATTCCCCCTCAGCGCAAGATGATTCATCGCCATGCCCCAAAATTCAGGGGCGGTCATCCACTCATTCGGCTGATCGTGCAGGAGATAGTAGAGATCGTCATCGGTCGCCCTTAACCGCTTGCGCCCGTCAACCATCATGAGGTGACAGGGGAGTGTTCCGATGGCGCGGGACAGAACATTGACACATGAATACACTGTCGCCTGCCTCATGGCCGTATCGCTCGACACCGATACCCCGGATGCAGTTGACCCGCCGCCGAACACAGACAAGATCATCCGTTCAAGTTCGTGCGGGTTCATCGCTTTTGGTCGCGCCATCCGTGCGACGATGCCCATTATTTATCCCTCATCAGGTAGCCTATAGTCATAAGCAGCACCCCACACACCATGAAGGCCAGCCATTGACCCCACTTCAAATACAGGCCATAGCCGAGCATCCCGAGTCCGCCGAAAACGAAAATGTCCCTGATATCAAAGGCATTCCACAGCCCTTTGAACAGAGACGAAAAAAAGGTTCCTATTCTTCTAATTATTCCCACCGAATAACCCCAACCTCTGTTTTATGGTTGTGCTCGTGGTGAGATTATGACAGATTAAAAGGTTTTATGATACGGACAAAGAGGGACAAAAGCGGACAGTTAAGCGATTTTCTCCTGTAATCGCCACTTGTCAATGGTTTCTTTCTTGATGATAGGGTGTCCAGCGGGGTCTTTCACAACAGGAAGGCCCCGCTGCTTGTGGTATCGCATGGCTGTTTTTTCACTTACTTTGAGATACAAAGCTATGTCGCCCCATCTGGTTAGGGTGTCGCTCATGGCTACCTCCGTTGCCTTTCGTGCCGATCTTTTGTGTATGCCTTGGTCCTGTTAAGCTCGGGGTCGTAGAAATCTATTAACTCAGCTTCAATTCTATTAAGGTCTTCGGCCAAGACATTGAAATAGAATATTCTGTCAAAATTTTTGCATTGGATGTGCTGTGATATTCTCTGCGCAAGATTTACTGATTGCCCGATATAGACAATCCTTTCCTCTCGGCATAAAAAGTAAATACAGGGACCAATAGAGGCCATAAAATATTCTTGAACTTCAAAGGGTTTTAGTTGTTGTGGGGTCTCCGGGGGTTCGTGGACATAGATAATTTGAGGGCGTGTGTATCTTTTGATTATTCGCAATAACTCGGGGCGGGTATTCTTGTTACACATCTCCTCTATAATCTTTTCCGTGTTTCTATTAAGAAAAAGCCTCAATTCATCATCCTTTAATGCTGATTCTATTTTGCTTTTGATCTTTTTCTTAATCATCTTTTCTGATAAATCTTCAAGGAAGCTATTTACCGTATTTACGACTATCGTTTTAAGTTCTATTCTGTCCATTATCCACCTCCATTTGATGAGTAATTTGTACTATGTTTACTAAATTTTGTCAATAAATATAGTACCTTAACTTCTTGCGGGGTGAGATATTGCTTCTGCGGTAGGTCGGTCATAATCCCTCCTAGAACTGCATTGATTTAAGTATTTCCTCTTTCGTCATGCCTTCATATGCTGACGGCTCAGGCTGCTCCATCCGGTCCCGGCTCTTCAGCCCTAAGGCCATAGCCAGAGCCACAGCCCCATCGATCCTGAACCTTGAAGCAGATTTGTCCAGCTTTCGATTTCCGGCTGCATCACTAAGTGCCATTGCGTTACTGATGTTCCATGTCATACAGGCGTTGGAGTCGTGGATTAGCTTACGTTCCAGTATTGAAACTTCCATTGCTTCAACTGCCTGGGTCATGGAAGCATACCCCTGCCCCCAGGGAACCATCCTGATTGCCCCCACCCGCGCCTCGTCTTTGCCGTCAACGTAGGCCTCCAGTCCGATCTTGCCCATAGCGTTCAACAGGTCGTCAATTCTCCAGCGATCGAAGGCAATGCCGAGTATGTTATATTCTACTGCAATCTTCCCTATCCGCTCCGCCACCCAGTCATATTGAATCGCCCGGCCCGGTGTTGTCTCAATAACTCCCTGCTTCTCCCATACACTGTACGGCACACGATCTCGCCTTTCATGTTCAAGCAGTGTTTCTTTAGGCTTCCAGAACCACGGGCGGACCTTGTCATCTTCGCCAGCTGACACGGCTACTAGAGCCGTCAAGTCGGTTTTCCCGGACAAGTCCAGCCCCATATACACATCCGAGCCTGGTTCGATCATCGCGTCGCCTACGCATCCTTCCCATTCTGCCCGTGGGATCAAAGGGGATTGCGCCTCGACTCTCTGATTACAATACAAATTCCTGAATGCGGCCTCGAAGGTCGGCATCCGCTGCGCCCGTTTCGCGGCTGTGGCCATTTCGGAACGGGAGCGGAAGTCACCTAATGCCGGGTTGGCCTTCTTCCAGTTTTTAGAGTCGAATACGTCAAGTTTTTCCGGGATTTCGTACAGATGGCATACGGTAGTCGGATCGTTGCCCCGCAGACCGTCATCGATGAGCTGTGACAATATGTGCTGTGGGTCTTTCGCCTGGGTCGATATGACTATGAAAAGAGGCTCCTCACCTTCCCCCATTCTTGCGCCCATTGAGGTATCAAGCGCGTCGTATAGTTCCCGGTTCTTCGCCTGTGCCAGTTCGTCATAGATAACCACAGTGGGGTTATATCCCATCTTCGAGCCCGCTTCGGAACTAATCGCCCGATAAATAGACCCGTTGCTGAAGCAGACCATTGTCTTTGTACTATCAACAATCTTTAGATATGATTCCAGTTCCGGGTCCGCCCTTACTATCTGAGCCGCATACTTAAATATGAGGGCTGCCTGATCCCGTTCCGTCGCCGCTGAGTATATTTCCCCGTTTCTTACAGCTTCCGGGCCTACAAGGTGGGTAAGGGCAAGGCAGGCAATAAACGCAGTGTTGTGCGTAGGGATACATCCGTACCCACACAAGAATAAACTATCTTTTGATTCTACTTGGATGCACTTTGTAGGAACGGATTCCACTGGCTCACATGACACTATCGCAAGGGTCCCGCTTCTTTTCCCGAGCGATTCTGGTAAAAGTGATTGCTTTCGCTCAAGCCTGAATATTCTGGTTGCTGCACTTGCCGGAAACGCTACATCCCACTTGTCACCAATTTCACGGCCATTCAATGTGGCTTTTCTCTTATTAATTGTCGCTTTTAAGCCTAACGATCTTGCAAGCCTCCATACACCGAAAGCAAGAGCTTCTTTTGTTACAGTGAACGAACATCGTGGGGTTGTTCTGCCTGCGCACCTCGTGACCGTCCCGTCCGTATCCATCAACCCCTGCAAAAGCGCCCATCGTTGATCTGTGCCTGATCCGAAATATATCGGGGGAATGTGCTTGTTTTGAAGCAGGCCAAGCTCCTTGAGGGTTTTTTGTAGGCATTTTTTTGTTCTGTCCTTGATGCCGTCCGATATGTTGATGGTTGCCGATTTCCCGTCTTGCCTTGAAATGGATATTTCGTGCGCGACCTCCCCTCGGATTGCATTGTAGGTTTCCTCCAGGTCAACATCGCCGCACGTTATCCTCGCCCCCCTGGACGACCCATCCCCCAGCCACAGGCCAAGGAGATATGGCGGGACGGGCAGCTCTATGTCTTCGCTTTTCAATGCGGGCGCACAGCCTATTTTGTGGTTGTTTTCGTTTCCTCCATCTGGGCGATGCACCTTCACGCTTTCCGCTATTTGCGGAGTAATAACGATTCCCTCCGTCCACCGTCCGCCATTCCCGTTCCTTTTCTTCTTGTAATCATCCCACGGGCGGAAACGATGCCTGGTAAACCATTGATGCTGCTCGTCCGCGATAACAGAAGATCCGTCACTAAACGTGAGCCGCCAGCATTTCAGCCCCGTGTGAATTTCGGATACATATGACACCCGCGTCGGATTGCCGTCGGCTCCATAGACATAATCCCCGGGCTGAATGTCCCCCATCGTTTCCCATCCGCCCGGGGTCGGGATGGGGGTATCGAGGGCGAGCCCCTTCCCGTTCTTCCTGGCCATTGACAGGATCGCCCTGCGTACTATACGCATGAGTTTGTTATCAACAGGACCATATACCGCCTGTATAAAATGCTTCTCAAACTTAGTGAGTTTAAACGTCTTACCCGCCCCTTTACCGGAGGGCACTATCAGTTTTTCGATAAAGGCGATGACGTTCTTTACTCGCTTGGTGGGTTTAGGCATTAATCCTCCTAATTTCGATCCCAGGAAACGCATCCTGCATCCGCTGTAATATAACGGCACAGTAATTTTCGCTTATCTCTATGCCATAGCATTTGCGATTGAGGTTCTGGCAGGCAACCATTGTGGTGCCGGAACCGAGAAAACCATCAAAGATAAGATCGCCGTTCTTGCTACTATGGGCGATCCCTTCCGCTGGAACTTCGATGGGTTTTTGCGTTGGGTGGCTGCCGTCTGATTTTTTCGTTATCGTCCATACGCTGAGGGCATGGCCTTCTTTGGGAAAGTTGAAAGTGTGCTTCCCTCTTGTCGCATAAGCGATAAGTTCCCCGTTCCATGTCCAGTGACGTTTTGAAAGTGACGGCATCGGGTTTGGCTTATTCCATACGCACCAGCTTGAATGATCCGCCCATTCCCTCATCCATTCCCAAATCAGGGGCGCGAGGTGGTGAGACGTGCAAACATACACCGTCACGTCTTGCGCCATCGGGATCGCTTCAAGGGCAGGCAATAATTGAAAATCATGATCCCATTCCGCCTTTTTAAGGTCGGCCATCGCCTTACTGCAATCAGCGGCATAAATCCCGTTCTCGCTTGCCACGTTATACGGCGGGTCAGTGAAAACCATGTCTGCCTTCTCCCCGCCCATCACCCGCGCCACGTCCTCGGCCTTCGTTGAATCGCCGCATAACAGCCGATGCTCCCCAATCTGCCACAAATCTCCAGCTTTAACGCCCCAGACCTTGTTTATTTCTTCAGCTCGGTCAATCTGCGGTTCGGCGTCTTGCGTCTCCTGATCTTCGGAACTCCCAGCCCAATCCTCCGGCAAGTCCACGCCCCAATCAACCAGTGGCAGGTCATCCCACCCATTCGCAAGGGCGTCCATGTCCCACGAGCCGAACGCGCTGTTATCCTTGATGACAAATTCCTTCTTCTGATCCGGGGTTAATCCCGTGACAATCTTCGCAACGCATTCTTTATCCCCGGCCTTCTTGAGTGCCAGCGTTCGCATATTACCACCCAGCACCATCATGTTCTCATCAACAACGATTTCCCGTATGTCCATCATTTCAGGGAACTCAGTCAGGGACTTGACCAGCCGCTCCATGTCCTTCTCTGAGATTCGCCGTGGATTGTCCGGGTTCAGCTTAATCTGCGAGAGCTTTACTTTCTTAGTTTCGATGTTCATCTCTTCCCGCCTTTCATACTGATAAGACCATCAAACTTACTCTTGCCCCTCGGCTCGTTCTTGATTCCAAGGCTCGCCCTGGCCGCAGGGGTCAGACCAAACTCCGAGGCATATTTTACCATGTCCCTCGCCGCCGTGTTAGCGATGCCGATCAACGGTTGTTGAATATAATTCCCCGCTTTTGTGACCATTACAAGCGCCTTGAGCGGGTTTTCATTTTTAAGTTTATTTAATTCTTCCTCTGCGTGTCGCCACCTCGAATATGAAGCACAATAGGCGCCCAGTATGTTCTGGTCAACGTTCCGCAGGATACCCATGACATTAAGGCCATCTGCAATACGCTCCCATTCCTGGCGACCGTAGTCATCAAGGTGGGAAGGGGCATCAGGCATATCATCGGGGGGCGCAGGAACGCCGGAGGGTAGGCGTTGCTTTCCGGGGTTCCCGTCAAGTAATTTCATTTCCAGCGGTTTTGCTTTACGTCCCATTTTAACCTCCGCCTAAAATAAGTCGGGCGCTATAAAGTGAC